GCAGGTCTGAAGTCAGGGTCTGTGACTCTAAACTTCTTCCAAGACTTCGGTGCAGCTTCGGTTGATGCCATTCTTGCACCACTATTTACAGCAGGTTCATACGCTACTGTCGTAATCAACCCAACTAGCTCGGCAACTTCAGCCACCAATCCTGCGTGGACTGCTGTATGCTTGGTTTCACAGTATCAACCATTCTCAGCGAGCGTGGGCGATATCGCTACGCTATCTGTGACCTGGCCGACTTCGGGTACAGTTACCCGTGCGACCGCATAACTAAACTAAGGAAAAAATGAAAATCAACCTACGCATTGAATTTGTTTCTGGCGAAGAAAAAGAAGTTACTTGTTCAGCATCTGACATGGTTAAATTTGAGTCTAAGTTTGACCTGTCAGTTGCTGTGCTTGAATCTAACGTCAAGTTAACTCATCTACTTTATCTTGCTTATCTTTCAGAGTTCCGCACAAAAGCCACCGCAAAAGAATTTGATGTGTGGATTGATGATGTGGCTTCTATTAAGGCTAGTGAAAACGACCCAAAATAGTTGGGTTGGGCGATAGTTCAGCCCATTGGTATATCGCTTCTTTAGCAGTTGAGACTGGTATTAGTCCAGCTGCTTTATTAGAGTGTGACGACCGCATGTTGTGGACTTTAGGTAGGTATTTAGTTTGGCGTAGCCAGCAACAATCTCGTTGATAGAATAGATGTGATTGGTGGTGTTTTATGGCTCAAGAAGTTAACTATGTAACTAAAGGTCAACGTAGTGGTCTGTATCTCACCGATTACAATGAGTTGATTCGTGAATTAAATCGTGTCCAACCTACTCTTGTAAAGCAAATGCAAAAAGATTATAAAAGAATTGCTAAACCTGTACAACTTGCTGTCAAGAATGGTATTCCTTCAACTCCACCTACTAGTGGTATTCACACAAAAAAGCCACAGGCGACTAGGTCAGGTTTTTATCCTGTCGCTGTACCTGGGCGTGTTACTTGGGGTGCTAACTTTCAAAATAAAAACAAAGCTGTTAAGTCTGTTTTGATTCAGACTCCTTCTGCTGCTAAAGCCAAGCGTGGTATGACTAAATTTAAAACTACTTCTTTTTCTATTGCTCGGTTAAGTGTTGATAATGCTGCTGTTGTTTTGGCTGACATGGCTGGTAAGACAGGCAAGTACATTAATAAAAGACCTAGAACTAGAGAGTATAACTATAGCCGTAGTAACACAGGTAAGAGAACTCACAGAATAAATAATCAGGGTAGGGGCATGATTAAAGCCTTGGGCGGTAAGCCTTCTAGGTTTGCTTGGCCATCTGCTGAAAAGGCTCTTCCAAAGGCTAAAGCCGAATCTAAGATTGTGTTGCAAAAAGCGTACAGCATCATTAATAGAAGGATGGTTTCATAATGGCTGGGTCTATTTTTATTCCTTTAGTTTCGGTTTTTGATGCTAAGGGCATTAGCCAAGCTAAGAGTGGTATGGCTTCTCTTGCGGCTTCTGTAAAGAATTTAAAGGGTGCGGCTGCTGGTGCGGCTATTGCTATGGGAACTGTTGGAGTAAGTAAATTTGTTAAAGAGTCCGTTATAGCGGCTCGTGACCTTGAACGTAACATGGTTGGTTTGGGTAACGTTTTTGGTGATTTAGCTCCAAGGATGGAACGATACGGCAAGGGTGCTAAGGCTATCGGTTTGAGCCAAGTTGAAGCATCTAAGGCTTCTACTTTCTTGGGTTCTGTGTTGAAGCAGTCTGGTTTTGAGATGGAAACTGTGGCTGGTGAGACTGAGAATCTTGTTGGTTTGGCTGCTGACTTGTCTGCTACTTATGGCTATGATTTGTCTGAAGCGTTGACTGGTATGACAGCGTTGTTCCGTGGTGAGTATGACCCGATTGAAAAGTTCGGTGTTGCTATGAAGCAGTCCGAAGTTAATGCTTTGTTGGCAGCTCGTGGACAAAAAGATTTGACTGGTGCTACTTTACGTCAGGCTACAGCACAGGCTCGTCTGGACATTTTGTATGCACGTTCTCAGGATGCTCAAGGTGCTTACGCAGAACAATCTGGTAGTTTGTTTGTTGTTCAAACACAGTTGAAAGCTGCTTTTGATAACTTAAAGGCTTCTTTAGGTGCTTCTTTGACTGGGCCTTTAGCAAGTTTCTTGAGCAACTTTATCCCGTTGATTGACAAACTGGGTGTGACTTTGACTCCGTTGTTTGAGAACTTGGGCACTATCCTTGAAGACCTTGGCCCTGCTCTTGCAGCTAAGGCAGAAAACTTTTTAGTTATGGCAGATGCCATTATGCCACTTATTACTGTATTGACTGATTTAATTAGTCCGCTACTTCATCCATTGGGAGAAGTGTTTAAAATGATTACTGCTGTTATTCAGCCGTTCATTCCACTTATAAGTTTCTTGGCTAAAATAATTGGGGCTATTTTAATGCCAGCAGTTACTTTTATTACTTTTATTTTCAAACTTATGGGTTGGGTTGTTGGACAGTTAATAGACACTTTTGTACGTCTTATTGGGTTAATTCCTGGTCTTGGCGGTTTGTTTAAAGATGCTGGTAAAAACTTAGATTCATTTACTGGTGATTTTAAAAACCTAAACGAAATGATGGGTGGCACTAGCGTTGCCTATGATGAGATGATTGGTAAGTACTCAAAAAAGATAGATGGTAACCCTATTGATAATGTTACTTCTAACGTTGAAGAGTTAGGTGATGCAACTAATAAGGCTTTAGATAAATTAAATCAGTTCCTTGAAGATGCACTAGCAATTCAAAAATCTATTATTGATTCAGCAAATATTACTGGTCTTTTAAAAGATAACTCTAATGAGATTGTTAAAAGTGTCATTTACTTGGATGGAAAATTTAAAACTGTTGCTTTTGGTGCAGCTAAAGGTGCTAGTGACATTGCTGGTGCGTTTAAGGATAAGTTAGGCAAGATTAAAGACTTCTATAAGAATCTGAGTGCATTGACTAAGGCTGGTCTTGACCCTATGTTGGTTGAGCAGATTGTTAGTGCTGGCCCTGAAGCTGGTAATGCTACTGCTGAAGCTATTTTGGAGTCTGGTAAGACAGGTATTAAAGGTTTAAATAAGACTGCTAAAGACATTAAAAAGGTTGCTGGCGACATTGGTTATCTTGGTGCTACTGCTATGCGAGATGCTGGAAGCAAATTAGGCAATGGGCTTATTGATGGGTTGTATGCTCAACAGGCAAAGATGGAAGCGGCTGCCGCTAGTTTAGGTTCTACTATTGGCGAGACTTTAGCAGCTGCGGCTACCGCTAAGTTAAAGACTGTTATTGCTGAAGCTGGAGATGCAGGGTTCTTGCTTACTGAAGCAGAGAAACTTGCTATTGACCCTAACTATAAAGCTGAGAAATATGTTCGTCCCTTGGTCCCTCAAAAGCCTATAGGTAATGCTTTGCCTTCTTTTGTAAGTTCATTCAATGCTGGTACTCCTGGTGCTGGTTTAGAAGGTATGTATAAACTTATGGAATCTGAGAATATTGCGAATCCATTTGATAGTGCTACTAACACTAAAGGTTTTCAACTTTTTGAAAAAAATCGGCAACAAGCTAATGCCTATAACATTTCTATTAATGTTGCTCCTGGTGCTAGTGGTTCTCAGATAGGACAGGCTCTTGTAAACGCTATTCAAGAGTATGAACGTGCTAAAGGTAAAGGTTGGAGACAGTAACTAATGGCTTTGTATGCTACGGTCACTCTTGCTTACTACGATAGCCTAGGTGCTTATCAATCTATTGAAGTTACTTCTAAAACTGTGTCTATAGATTTGAGCAGGGGTAAGTCTAGGCAGCTAGATTACTATGAGCCTGGTTCTGTGACAGTTGTTTTAAATAACTTTGCTAGAGAATTTGACCCTACAAATGATTCTTCTGTGTATCAGCCATGGGTTACGCCAAAAAAAATAGTTGACATTGTGCATAATGGTTTTTCTATTTTTTCTGGTCTTATTGATGACTGGTCTTTTACTTATGATGTGAATGGCGAAGCATTTGCTAGTTTTTCTGCTACAGAAAACATAGGTATTTTAGCAAATCAGTATATGGCTACCCAATCTTTTCCAGCAGAGTTATCTGGGGCTAGAATTAACCGTGTTTTAGATGACCCTGGTGTTTCTTGGTCTACTGGCTATGGCGATAGAGAAATTGGTACTGGCACACAACTTTTAGCTGCCGAGACTATTGCAAATAATACAAACGCCTTAGATTATTTACGTCAAATTGAAACTTCGGAGCAAGGTGCATTATTTTTTAATTCAAATACTTATGGCATTAAGTTTGTTGACAATAATAACAGCATTAATTCTGCGACTGGCTACGAGTTATTTGCTGATGATGGAACAATAAATTACTCTTTTGGTACGGCAGGTAAGCCGAGCATTAACTACGATTTTATTGATGTGAGTTACACGGCCCAGTTGATGTACAACAACATTGTCGTTAACTCTTATGATGGCTTAAATTATGTTATTGCTTCTGACCCTGGTTCTCAAGAAGCGTATAGTGTAAATCAACTCAATGTGGATGGCGTTCTTTATTCAACTACAAGTAGATTATCTAATTTGGCTAGTTTACTTATTCGTAAATACTCTAATCCTGAGTATCGTATTAACTCTATTAGAATCAATGTTTATGCTTTAGATGGTTCTACTCAACAAGATTTAGCAAAGTTGCAGTTAAATGATTATGCTAAAGTCAGATTTAAGCCAAACGGCATTGGGGATAGCATTGAGCGTTCTGTGCAGATTATCAACATTTCTCACGAGATAACTGCTGGTAGCCATATGATGACTTTGCAGTTTGATAGTGTAAAAGTTCCTTACCTTGTTTTGAATGATGCTGAGTTCGGTAAACTAGATACATATTCTTTACGGTTATAAGGAGAAATAGATGGCTGGAACTAAAGTTTTTACTGCTGGGGAAGTCCTTAGTGCTACTGATTTGAATGGTAACTTTGCTAAGTTGCCTTACGCTTATGCGGCTGGTACTGGTGTAACCACTACTGGTGCTCTAGCTGCTGATGCTACAGCAACTATTAACATAAACTACCCTTCAAGTCGTTTTGTTGTAGCACCTATCGTTCAAGCGTGGACTACCAGCAACAGGTATGTCGTTTCTGTTGGTACTAATACTGCTGGCTCTGCTATAGCGACTGTCCGTAATGTTTCTGCAGCTTCAGGTAGTGATTCAACGCTTTTTTGGACTGCTGTGCAAATGACTGCTGGAACGGCAGCTGGCTAATGTCTGAAGTCAAGCGACCTAACAATGGGGAACTTTTACAAAGAATTGTTGATGACATGTCCATAATCAAAACAGACATTGCTGTTATTAAAAAGGATGTCACTATCCAGTCTGATTTGGTTATTGACCATGAAGCTCGTATTAGAGAGTTGGAAAAGGCTCGCTGGCAGTCTGCTTGGGTTACTGGTGTGCTTTCCGCAATTATTACTTCGGCTCTTGTTGGAGTGTTACTAAAACTAATTCAATAGAAAGGCGTTATGCCAAAGTTTACAAAACTTCTTTTCGTTTTGTTTTTGGCATTTGCACCAATTCTGACCTTTACACCTACGGCACAGGCAGAACCCTTACAGGGTTTAGGTGTAGATGTTTATACATACGACCCGTCATCCCTACCTGAGAGACAGGCTTACACGCTTTGTGAAGGCGACTCGGTTTGGACTTCTGTACCTAACATTGATGCTGATTGGGGTGGAGATGTTGTTGCTGGTTGTCAAGAAGAGTTTGTGCTTATACATTATTCGGGTGTTTTAATTTCACCTATGTCTGGCGACATTACTTTTCAGTCTTGGGCTGATGATGGTTTCTATTTTTCTTTAGATGGGCAAGCCGTCATTGATGACTGGTATCCAAAGGGTTGTTCTGGCAATACGGCTACTGTGCCTATGGTTGCTGGGCAGGAATACGTTTTTGATGCTTGGTGGTATGAGTATGGTGGTGGTGCTTGTAACCGTTTGTATTGGGATGCTGAAGGTGAAGGCATGAATGTTATTTCGCCTAATGCTTTTAGTGGCGAGCCTTATGTAAAACCTGCTTTCTTGTCTAAGCCGTTGGGTGTAAATGGTGTGGCTAATGGTACGAGCGTTGATTTGGTGTGGGCTTCTATTGTTGAAGATACTGCGATTGAGAGTTATGCGGTTACTTGGACTTATGGCGATAATCCTGGTTGGGGTATTTCTTCCGTAGGTCAGAGTGCTACTGTCGGTAATTTACCTGAAGATACTGATGTGACGTTTAGGATTCGGTCTGATAACAATACTTTAGGTGTTTATTCTGAGTATTCTGACCCGTTTGTTATTCGTACGGGTTTCAATCCTGTTGACCCGCCTGTTGACCCGCCTGTTGACCCGCCTGTTGACCCGCCCGTCGAGCCTGAGCCGCCTGTTGAGCCTGTGAAGCCACCTGTGGTTGTTCCACCTGTCGTGATTGAGCCTGTCGTTCCGCCTGTAGTAGAGAAACCTGTTGTCGTTGACCCTGTTGTGCCACCTGTTGAAGAGCCTTCTATTACTGAAGTTCCATTGGCTGAAATTGACCCTACAAGTCTTTCTAGTGCTGAGGTCAGTCTACTTAGGGAAGATGCTTTACAAACCTTTGAAACGGCTGTAGAAGGCTCTCCTGAGTACAGTCAGGCGTTAGAACAACTGATGGTTGTAGCTCAGGCTGATGACATTGTTGTTGACGAAGAGTTGGCGAGTGTACCTGTGTTGGGTGCAACGATTGTTGGTTTGACTAATGCTTTGAACGCTTTAGGAAACTTTGGTGCAGACATGTCTCCAAAGGTTAGAGCTAAGGCAGAACAGTCTGTTGTGGCAGCTGTGATTGTCACACAAATAGCATCTACGGCAGTTGGGCTGACTGTTTCAGCATCATCAACAATAAGGAGAATAAATTGAAAAACTTTCTAAACGACATTGTGGGCCAGATTTGGACACTTCTAGGTATGTTTGTTGCCTGGATTGTGTTGGAAGGTTCTGCGAAGAATGTTATTGGCTGGTGTATTCTGGTATCACTAGCGGTATGGATTGTCACTTTCCGCTTACGCAACCCAAAGGAATAACTATGTCTGTTGTTTACTATGAACCTTTCCCTGCTGGGACTCGTAATGATGAGTTCGGCAACCTAGCTCCGTACCGTAATGGTAGACCACACCGTGGTCAGGACTGGTCTCCGAAGGAACTTTCACCTATCAAGGCGATTACTGATGGAACTGTTTTCATCAATGAGTGGTCTGACGTGTTGGGTTGGTTCTTAGTTCATTCAACTAAGGACGGTATGTGGGTGCTTTACGCTCACTTAGCAAAACAGTCAGACTTGAAGAAGGGTGACAAGGTTGACGGTGGCAAGACTGTTCTAGGTAAAGTGGGCGGTGGCAAATACAAGTCTGGCTCTGCAAGTACTGGAGCGCACCTACACATGAGTATCGGTAAGGCTAACAAGAACTGGAGCAACCCAGACATTCATTTAGCCCCTTACAACGAATTGATTGACCCGTTAAAGCACATCCTAGAAAACAAAGGCAAATAATGAAGACACGAATTAAAGAAATTGTTAATGTTCTAGCCTTTTTAGCGTGGCGTGGATTTGGTATCTTCTTGTTTATTCTTGGTGGTTCTGCTGGTGTCGGTGCAGCTCTGACAGGAAACTGGCTTGATGGTGTACTTATTGCTTGGGGAACACTAATGATTGGTGTTATTGGGGCGATTGGCTATGCTATCGCTACTACAGGTCAGGTCACTAAGGAAGATGTGGCTAAGGCTTCTAATGATGCTATTCAGAAGGTAAAGGATACTGAACAGAAGAAATAGACCTGTATACTCGTCTTTCTTCTACTGTTAGTCCAC